ATGGCTAAAGTTATTCATGTTCATTTAGTAGGAAAACGTCGCGATTATTATTTTGCAAGTATTTCAGCCGTATATAATGTACTGACTGAAGAAGAAGTCGGAGCAAAGAAGAGTTATTTACTCCATGCCGGATTATCAGGTAATGGCACAATAGCCACTAAAACCGCTATAATCAAGCAATCTACACTCATTCGGGGTAAACGTAAGGATTGAAAGGGAAGTGGCTATGTGGACACTAAAATAGCGCGATAGGAACTTTTAAGTAAAGATATAATAGGGGAGACCATGCGTCTCCCCTATTATATACCTTTTCAAGTCGTTTTTTATCTTTAGGGTTACACTTAGGGTTACAGTTTAGGGTTACACTTTTTAATAGTTTAGGGTTACATTTAGGGTTACATTTTGCCGTTTTAGGAGTGGAGTACAACTATCCTAAACGGCAATAATATGTTTGTTTTTGGCTCGTTTATAGGTTATATATAGGGTAAAAAGCCACTTGTAATCAACAATATACATTATTATATAAGTTGTAACTATCCTATTTATAGCCTTTTATACATATATAAGTATATTTATATCCCTCAAACTGCGTGCGTGTATGATTTAGAGGTTATTCAAGTCCGACAGAACCGACAACAAGTGCAATACCGGTTATCTCTTCTAATGGGATATTGAAAGGTGGATAATCTTTGTTATCGGATACTGCTTTTAAGCATCCTTCGTTATCTCCCGGCATAAGCCTCTTTACAAGTATGCCCTGTTCGCGAGTTGCAATGACATGGCATTTATTCCACTGAATAAATTGGCTGTTATGGAGAATAGAGCAGGCTATAACATCACCCGGATTGAAATGAGGGTGCATAGATAATCCAGTAACCTCAATCATAAAATCAACATTGCAGTATTTAAACTTTGGAATAACATAATATTCTTTTACGTCCTCTTTTAAGATGGAAAAATCTGCACTCCCAAAACCAGCTGCTGCCATCGGACTTACGAGTGGGATTTGTTTAAGCCCTGTTTGAGTGGCTTCTGCAAATGGTATTGCTTCTGATTTTTCTTTTGTACCAGTTGGAGCTGTAGAAGGGATATAATTTATTCCTTTAGTCGGATCGGAATGAGTTAGTTTGGTTGAAAAGGAAGTAAGCTTCTCCCCTTTTAGCATCTCCCCTCTTTCAGCCAATAGCCATTCCGCGGAATAATGGGGATAATTTTCAACTATGATTTGAATCCATTTTGATTGAATATCCGTTCCATTTGCTATTGCTCTGGATAATACGCCTTTACTTGCTCCGATTTTTTTTTCTAAAGCACCTATTGTAATGCCTTCATTATAGGCAATTTGTTCTATTCTCGATAAAATATTTCCCATAAGGTTGAAAATAATCCCTACTTTATTTGTAGAGGTGATAATTATCGTCTATATTTGCAGCGTGTTAAAGATATTAACGGCGGCCAAATATACGAAAAGGCTGCGAGATTAAAGAATTTTAAGGACTAAAGAATATGAAAGCAAAATTTGAGAAAGGCCAAGAGGTTAGAGTTACAAAGTTGAATGGTGAAACCGTTGATGGTGTTATCAAGGATTGGGACTACAACTGTTGCACTTTTGAAGCGCAGTATGATGTTGATTATATAAAATCCGGAAATGTATGGACTATGGTATGTGTACCGGAGGATTGTATCGAATTAATTTAAAATGGATTGTGATATGAAAAAGCAGATTTTAACAGACCGGTCAGAAAAGAAGTATCTTCAAAAACTCTTCGACTGTACCAATGTGATGGTGTGGAAAGCCCTGACTTTTGAAAGTGACAGTGGTTTGGCTCGTAGAATACGGAAGGCTGCGCTGGAGCGTGGCGGACAGCTTTCCGGTGCTGCGATACCGGAATGTGATACGACATTCCAGACTTCTGAACATACCATGACACAAACGTTCGGCGGTCGTGTGAAGATTGTGGCTAATACCAAGAACGGGCTAATCTTGGTATATGTCGATGATAAACTGGAGCGTGAGGTGTCACATTTGACGATTACGGAGTTTATGAAATTGCAAAAGGAAGTACAGTTTATTGCTTCCTCTCTTTAATCTCCTGAAACATGGAATACTACGGAAAAATATTGTGCATATCGGCTATGGACTTGACTTATGATGACCGGCCTGTCTTGAAAGACGGAGAACTGGATTATAGTAATAGTCGGGTTCTGAATGGCAATCATCCTTCCATGCTGCCGGATGACATTCTTGCGCCGATCATGACAGAATCAAATTACAAGCAGTTGAAGAAGCGTGGTCAGATTAACGTAGTACGTCCGGGAAAGGGTTTGGGTAGTTATGCTCTTGTTGAAGTAGCGACGTTGCCACAACGGTTTAAAGACAGAATTAAAGCAAAATACGGTGATATGAATACTAATATATTACGTGACTGGTTTGGTGTGCATTATGAAATAGACGCCAAAGCTCGTGAGTTCTTTACGAGGTTCCGGTTTGCCGATGGAACTACATTACCGCCGGAACACATCAATGAATATACGATAAACGCTTCCGTCCTTCAAGCCGTTCTGTCGGTGATGAATGACACGAGAACCATGCGGCAGGCAATGCAGAACAATCGTATAAACTGGGGTGAGATGGCCGGTGCCATCAGCTTCTATCAAGCGGAGTTCAGGCATACGCTTCCCCTTTCGCCGACACGTTTCCAAAAACGGGTAAACGAGTTCAAGTCGGAAGGTTATGAGTGTCTTATCAGTAAGAAATTCAAGAATCAGAACACTCGGAAAGTCAACTATCCGATAGAACGGCTTATATTGAGCCTTGACAGTTTACCTACAAGGCCGTACAACACGACGGTGGCCGAAATGTATAATCAGTTTGTTTGTGGCGAGTTGCAGGTGTTTGACCCTGAAACGGGTGAAATATACAATCCCATGCAGTTTACGGACAAGAAGGGAAATCCGCTTGTGCTAAGCGAGGCTACGATAGCAAACTATTTGAACAACCCTAAAAACAAGGCTCTCCGTGCAAAGCTGCATGATAGCCAGTGGGATTTTAATAACATGTACCGTCCGCATCATTTGCGCCATAGCCCGTTCTTTGCTTTCAGCAAAATATCTATGGATGACCGGGATTTGCCCCGTAAAATGCACAACGGTCAGCGCGTGAAAGCGTACTACGCTTACGACGTTGCTTCCGGATGCATTGTCGGATATGCTTATAACAGATTGAAAACGGCTGACCTGTTTCTTGATTGCGTCAGAAACATGTTTCAAACGATAGAGCGAAACGGCTGGTATATGCCTGCGCAGGTTGAAGTGGAGCACCACCTCGTAAACAACTTTGCGGACGGGCTGATGAAAGCCGGTGTAGTTTTTCCTTTTGTCCGCTGGTGTAATCCGGGTAACTCGCAGGAGAAACGTGCGGAGCACGGGAACCGTGCTAAAAAGTACGGTGTAGAAAAGAATATGCAGGTAGGTATTGGACGCTGGTATGCTTCTCTGGAGGCTAACAGACCTAAAACGGAAAAAATCTATGATGAGTTTAATAATACTTACAAGGAGAAAACATACAGTTATGAGGAACTTGTTGCGGATGATATTGCCGCCATTAAAGCATATAACAGCCAAAAACATCCCAACCAAAAACTTTATCCGGGCATGACGCGCTGGGATGTCCTTTGCGGCAACCAAAATCCGAATTTGGCTCCTTATGACAGGTATTTATTGGCACGTTATATCGGTGAAAAGACACAGACGACCATCCGGCGCAATATGTATTGTACGGTGATGTACAAAGAATACGGATTACCTGACCCGAAACTGATTGAACGTCTGGAACCCCGCAATTATATGGTGGAAGCCTATTATTTGCCCGATATGGACGGAAATATTACCGAGGTATATATTTATCAGAACGATACTTTTATTGCGACCTGCGGCCTGATACAGCGTTATAATGAAGCTGCGGCAGAACAGACGGAAGATGACCGGGAAGCATATACTAATCAAGCTAAATACGTCTCTCGTTTTGACAGCATGATAAAAGAGCAGAAGATACAGAAAGTCGGCATATTGAAACCGGATGAAAAGGACGAGATAGAACGTTCCGAAGCGCGTGCGGCAATTATCCCGGATAAAAAAACAGATGATGATTTCTCCGAGTTCATGGATATAAGCAGCTACAGACGGAAGGCTACAATCGCATTATAATAACATTTTAATACTATAACAATGGAATTGACAATCGAAATCAAAGACAGAATACTGGAAGCTATCAAGGCCGACAGAGTGAACTATCCTTCGGATAATAAACATGCGGTTGCTTTGGGTATATCCACCAGTGTGTACAATAATCTTAAAAAGGGGCTGACTGACAAACAGGTCAGTGATGCAAAATGGATTTGCATTGCTCGCCGTTTGGGTGTACAGCTGAAAGATGAAATGGCATGGAGGGCTGCTGAAACTCCGACATTTGTCTTTATCACGGAGCAGCTTGAAAGATGTCAGAAAAGCGGTTTGAGCGCAATCCTTTGCGATATACCAAATTTGGGTAAGACTTTCACTGCCCGTGCCTATGTGAAAAGCCATAAGAATGCCATTTATGTGGATTGTTCGCAGGTTAAAAGTAAACTAAAATTAATACGTCATATCGCCAAAGAGTTTGGCGTGGATAGTAATGGCCGTTATTATACGGTATATGAAGACCTAGTGTTTTATCTGCGTACCATAGACGCTCCGCTTATTATTTTGGATGAAGCGGGTGACCTTCAATATGAAGCCTTTTTAGAGTTGAAAGCCTTGTGGAATGCAACGGAACGTTGCTGCGCATGGTATATGATGGGGGCTGACGGACTGAAAGAAAAAATAAACCGTGCCATTGAAGGTAAGAAAGTGGGTTATACGGAAATGTTATCCCGGTATGGTGACACATACAGCAAGGTTACTCCGGATGATGGGCAGGAACGCGCGAAATTCTTAAAAGCACAGGCGGCCATAGTTGCTAAAGTCAATGCACCGGATGGAACTGACATCATGCGTCTTGTAAACCTTTCCGGTGGTGGTTTGCGCCGTTTATATACCGAAATAGAGAAACTTAGATCGTAAGTTATGGGACGTGCATATTCACCAACACAAGTTCAGTCTATGAACATACCTTCTTTCCCTTTCGACGGTGAATGGGAGAAGGCATTCGGACACCCGGATAGAACCGGTGTGTGGATTATTTGGGGACAATCAGGTAACGGGAAAAGTTCTTTTGTGATGAAGCTGATAAAGAAACTGTGCCAATACTGCAATAAAGTCGCTTTAGACAGCTTGGAAGAAAGTACGGGACTTTCTCTAAAAAACTCGCTGATTCGGCATAAAATGGAAGAGGTAAACGGCAAGTTTCTGATACTTGACCGTGAACCGATGGAAGAATTGTCGGAACGCCTGTTAAAACGCCGGAGTCCGGAAGTGGTAGTAATAGACAGTTTTCAATATACCGGTCTGACATACGCCACTTATAAGGCTTTAAAAGAGAAACATCCTAACAAACTGCTGATTTTCGTCAGCCATGCGGAGGGGATGAATCCGGAAGGCCGTGCCGCAAAAAAAGTGGCTTATGATGCAGATGTGAAAATATTCGTTCAGGGATTTAGGGCGATCTGCAAAGGGCGTTTCATTACGGCACCCGGCAATTATTATACTATTTGGGAAGAAGGTGCCGCCAAGTATTATGCTAATAAATAAATCTTTAAAACTTGATATTATGAGTGGAATAAACAAGCAGGTGGTGTTAGTACCGCCTTCTCACATGCAAAAAGGCCGAAACCGGGAACTTTTTGTAAGTCCGGGATATACATGTAGTTATTGTCATGGAAACGGCTGGTACTGGGGAATGGATGATTTTCGGGATAGTATGAAAGTGACCTGTCCGGTGTGTGGTGGCTCCGGCCAGTTGGATGCGGTTGTAACCGTTGAATGGAAACCATCAATGAAGGAGGGGTAAACAATGAATATGCACTATAAGAAAGAATATGCAGAACCACTTCGGAATGGTGTGAAATTGCATACAATTCGAAAAAGAAAGGTTTCAGCCGGTCTGACATTGAAACATATAGTATATCCCTATCATAAAGACAAACGGGAATGTGTACTTGAAAATACATGTATCTGTATTCAAAGTATAGAAATTGTTCCGAGTGCTACAATCAATGACGGTAAGGTTTATGTTGAAGGTCGTTTATTGTCACTGAATGAAATGCAGCGGCTGGCATGGAATGACGGTTTTGTTAATTTGGTAGATTTTTGGATGTTCTTTAATGAGTATTTTAAGGGGTATATAATTCATTGGACGAACTTGCAATATTGAATTTATAAGAAGGCAATTAGTTAATAATTAGATAAAAAGGAAGTAAATGACACATGGCAGTTTATTTAGTGGTATTGGTGGATTCGAGTTAGGTGCTCAATGGTGTGATGTAGAAACCTTATGGAGCTGCGAGATTCAGAAATTTCAACGGAGTATATTGCAGCAAACATTTCCTGATACAAAAATATATGAAGACATTAGAGAATTATCAAAACCACAATATGTGGACATCATTAGTGGAGGATTTCCATGCCAGGACATTAGCGTTGCAGGAAAAGGAATCGGTATCACCGGCAGCCGTTCGGGTCTATGGGGTGAAATGTATCGAGTTATACGGCAGGTTAAACCTCGATACGTACTCATTGAGAACAGCCCAATGCTCCTTATTCGAGGATTTGAAAGAGTCTTATGCGATCTTTCCAAAATCGGGTATAATGCAGAATGGCAATGTTTATCGAACGCCGACTTTGGTTTCGACCATTCGCGAGAAAGGGTGTACGTTATTGCCTACTCCAACAAAGTCAAACGACAAGCGGGGCGGATTCAAAAGCGGGGCGAAATTAAAACAATATTTATCCCGCCATCAAAACAATACAGTAGATTTCCTTTCTCTAAAAGGATTTACGAAATGCCAGATTGTGAGCATATTGGAGTCAATGATGGGATTCAGGGCTGGACACACAGAGTTGGCGCAATAGGAAATGCCGTAAATCCATGTTTGGCGAAGTATTTATTTGAGTGTATTAAAATATTTGAAAATCAATTAGAGTAAAACAATTTAGTAATGAATGAAAGTAAATTATACCAAATAGGTTTGCCGATGGAAAAATTGAGTAATGTGCATTTGAATTGGACTTGCTATGAACCCCGGCAGAAAATGATTATCAGTCCTTCTTTCAAGAACGAGGGCTGGGTGGTGGTTGAAACCAGACATACAGAATTTGCAGCGGCTATCATCAATGATATACCGGAAGCCAAAGTACATGTTTTAGATAATCCCGTTAAAATTGTGAAGTTATGAATAACGAACGACACCCCGAAAATTACGCAGTCTTTTACGGTCTGCTGAACCGCCTTCCTTCTTCGGATAAAGAAGCCTTAAAGGAAAGCATAGTACTCCAATACACTGATAACCGCACTTGTAGTTTGCGGGAAATGACTTTGAAGGAGTATAATGCGGCTTGTGCCGGAATGCAGAAACTTGTGCCACCTACTTTTCAGGAACAGTTATTGAAGGTACGAAAGAAAAAACGTTCCGAAGTATTGCACCAGATGCAACTGTTAGGGATAAATACAGCGGACTGGAATTGCGTCAATGCTTTTTGCAAGGATAGCCGTATCGCGGGTAAGGAGTTCCGTGATTTGGATTGTGAGGAGCTGGATTCCCTACAGGTCAGAATCCGTACTATCCGTCGTAAGAAGGAAAAACAGAATGCTAATTTATAAACCATTAAATTTCAGATTATGAATAAGAATGAATTTTTGAAAAGCCTTTCCGCCGAAGAAAGAAAAGCCTTGATTGCGGAAATGCAGCAACAGGAGAGAGAGGAAAGACAGAACCGCCGTGATGCCTATGAGGGCTTGCGTAGTCAATTCATGGTAGATGTATGGGGAATGCTCCAACCGATGGTGGCGGATGTGAAGATGTTCCGTGAACGGTTGGAGAAGGACAGCAAGGCGTTCCGTGAAACGATGCGCGAATACGGCCAGTTGCGTAAAGGTGAGGAACAATCCAGTTATACCATTGTGGATGGCGACATGAAACTGGAAGTGAAAAGCAACAAGGTCAAGAGTTTTGATGAACGTGCGGATATGGCGGCGGAGCGTTTGGTTGACTATCTGAAACGCTATGTGTCCCATACGGAGAAGGGAGTGGATGACCCCATGTATCAGTTGGCCATGACCTTGCTTGAACGCAACAAGCAGGGTGATCTGGATTATAAGTCCATTAGCAAACTGTATGAACTGGAGCCGCGTTTTGACGCAGAATATATTGAAATAATGGATTTGTTCCGTGAGAGCAATGTTGTCTATAAAACAGCGGTCAATTACTATTTTTACCAACGTGACGAGAACAGTGTCTGGCGCAGGATAGAACCTTCCTTCTGCCGTTTGTAGCGTTGCACGTTTAAGTTATTAACATAAAAGCCTGTATATCTGAAATATGCAGGCTTTTATTATTGTTCGGTGTGAAACCTTTTATTATTTTTGCACTTAAAATCAGCCAGTTTCAAATATGCCCAAAGGAAGAGATAAAGAACTAATCAAAAAACGTGATGAAGCCTTATGCCGCCGCTATTATTATTGGACGGAAACACAGGGCTTACGCTTTGACCGTGCTTTGAAGATACTTTCGGAGCAGGAGTTCTTTATTTCCGAAGAACGTATTATGGCCGTTATTCGTGAACGGAGCAAAATAGACCCGGACATTCAGCCTGTCCCCAAAGTCCGTGCCCCCCGTCTGACATACAAGCAGCTGGCCTTGTTTTCAGACGATGCCGGCTATCCTATCGGGCAGATTCATCGTGATAGTAGAAGGTAAACACCTTTTCATAGACCTTTATGTTTCCGGGCAGATTGTAGTCCCGGCTCTTGACACGTTTTAAAGCTCCGAAAAAACGGTTTACCCTGAATCCCTGTATGGTCTTATAAACCTTGTTGCTCAAACGCTGTCTTTCCGTTATCCTGTCGGTTGTTCCGGAACCTATATGCGTGTCATTGTAGCAGTCGATAGCAAGACGGACGGTCAGTTGCGCTTCTCCCTTTTGCACTCCCGGAGCAATATCTGTCCAGTTGATGTCCGTGTTTCCTACCAGTACACAAGGGAATGTAACCGGGTACATATCCTCGTTTTCATCTTCCAGTGCTTCCAGTTGTCCGCAATCCTCATCTATCAGTGAGATTTCAGGTATTTTGTTGGAAATTCGCTCCAACAGTGCGATTAATAGTTCTTCCATATCATTTAAAAATTATATTTCTGATTTCCGATTCGATTTTGTTGTTTATTTGTCCGTTCAGTTCCCGGCTTTCACCCAAAAACTGGCGTTGGGGGATTCGGATGTTCAATTTCTTTTTCTGGGTCAATGCCAGCCGTTTCCATTTTTCAGCTTCGGGGGGGATATTTCTTTTTCTCTTTTTGCCTTTTCTTTTACCCGTAGTTCCTTTTTTTCTTATCCCTGCGGCTTTGTAATACATGGCCCATGCAAATTTTCGCATTTGTGGTGTAACACGCGGATGTGTATCGCCACCCCAGTTATGTAAAGGCGCGTATTGTACATCATTGGCCACTTTTACGCGGTAATCAGCCGGGATATACTTCATGCTGCTGTACAAATGATTCCTGCTGCTTAGCAGGGTTCTGTAATTGGCTGCTGCGGATTTGGAACCGGACAGCCTTCTTTTTGCATCCGGCCACTTGTGAAGTCCGTCATTTACAAAACCACCCTGTCTAAAGTTCTCCTGATAGTGCGTTTTGGCCATGTTTCCCACTTGTACCGGTAATTTCCGGCGCATAAGTGTGTCCAGTTCCCTTTGCTTGGCAGCCAGTATTCTGGTAAATTCTTGTATCTCCATAATCTTTTTTCATTTAAATGTTGTATATTTGCGAAAAATCCATTTTATGAGCGAAATGATAGACACTTCCCGGATGAAGGGTGAGGACTTGTTTCGGTATTACACGCTGTCAGATGCGGCAGACCGGGACTATGGCCAGACATTGCAGGCTGCCCATGTTGAGATTGGCGACACCCTTTTCCCCATGCTTGAACAGTGCGAGCGTGAGGGAAGGCGTATTCGTTTGAAATACGATGATCCCCTTTGGGAAGCCGGTGTCTTGGATTGTCCTTTTAAGGTTGTCATGGAGTAAGCCTTTCTATATATTTGACCATATCGTCATACAATTCCGGTAGATATTTCTTAAACACCCTGTTCCCGGCAAACGTGTTTTCAAAACAATGGGCTATAAATTCTTTTTCGCTCATCCCTGTAATCTTGAAATATTCTTTGCTATGCCCGAAACCGAACCGGCTGTTTAAAGACATGATGGTGTCCATTGTGGAACATATTTGTTCAATGACATCCTCTTGGCTTATTCCACGCCGTTTGAATGTTTCCGCGTCCATGCGGCGCACCTTTTCATAAAGTTGCCCCAGGCGTTTGTCCACATATTCAAAGCGGCTCATTGTTTTTTCTACCTTGACCGGTGCGAATGCCTGTTTCTCGCTGCTGTACCTGATATCCCAATAACTATATTTGCCACGTCTGCCCAGTTCCATCCGTCCCTTATCCATTACATCCTTCAATTCCTTGCTGGCATACATGTTTCTTTGTGCATCAATGGCGTGGCCGAACTCATGGTATATGACACTCTCCCGATGCCAGTCGCTTGCCTTGTTGCGTTTGTTTTCGGCGATATGCACCATGCGGCGTTTGGGTTCCGGCACATCCACAATCTTTCTTCCTTCTCTTACCTTTGTTGTGTCCGGCATATAATAAGACCCGGAACCGTTGATGTCTATCTGGAACCGTATGTCTTTTCCCGGCGTATCATCTATAAGGTTGAAGAAGTCCTTCTTGAACCGTATTTTCTTGCCTTTCAGATAATCCTGCTCCGGCAATAATGCCTCAGGCATTTTCTTTGAAAATTCCTCTTCTTCCACTTTCCCCATTAGCTTTCTGACAGCCTTTTTTGCTCCGTCGTAGGCATTCTTTATATAAGGGTGTGTCTTTCCGAATATGGAGCCGGTTTTGCCCGGATTCCCATCCAACCCGTCCGATGGGTTGTCTTTTTTGCCGCCATCCGGCAGCTTGTTTTTGGGTGTAGCCCGTTTTCCGGTGTTCCGTAGTCCGCATTTGCAGTTCCAACGATCACCAGGCCTATGGTTGTCCCAAAAAGTGTCATTGACAGGCCGCACGATACCCCAGAACCTCCGGTGGTCTTCGCCGGGTGTCACGCTGGTTGATTCAATCCATTCCAAATTGGGTAAAATATCAATTTCCCTTTCAAACTGTTTCCAGTCGGCTGCCTGATGTGCCCGGATAATGGCTGTATCATATTCCGTCCGCAACCATTGGTACACCTGGTGGTCTGCTATGGGCATCACTTCTTTAGCCCACTGTTCAAATGGTTTTAGATTACCGTTAGAATCCAGCAGGAATGCCGCCATGTCGTTCTGCATCCGGTGTACCTTGAAGGCAGAAAATACGGCGTTGTTATACCGCAGTTCCTGATAAAAATCGTAATCGGGATCGTGATCCTGCCGTGTTCCGAATCCTTTGTCGGTAGCGATGTTCAGTTTTTCCCATACAGCGTTGAACATACCTTCCTCTATTTCGTCCATCGGATGGAAGTCTTTGCTGTAAATGTGTTTGAGAAATGCTTTTAAAACTTCGTCGTTGAAAGTGAAATCAGAAGAAACATCCGTGGCCGCATCCCGGTAAAGAGTGTTCATCACCATTCTAAAGCCCCGTCGTTCTCCTTCGGGGCGTGGCCGAAAAAACCGCTTAGCCAGTTTGCAAATGTCCTTTTTTGTCCGGGTGAAGGTTCCGTCTGTTTATTCGGATCGTCTTTCGGTTCGTCTTCCAGTTCTTCTTTTGCCGGGGTAGGTTCCTGCCGCGCTTCCGTTCTTCTTTTCTCGGCTTCCGCTTTAAGCTCCTTGTAATTTTTCGGTTTTTCAATTCCGAATTCTTCATACAGGTAATCATCTGAAACCGGCAGGTCAAATGATTTCTTTAGTTGGCTCAGTATATTCATTTTCGCAGCCTTGTCAATATCCTTAGGTTCCGGGAAACAGAACTCGCCACCAACGGTATTGATACCCATCGCAAGGAATATGTCCGCCATATTGTAGTTGAGGACGTCCAATATATACCGCTGGTCTGCCTGTGTGACCTTGTCCTCCACTTTCTTATGTACGGTTCCAAGAGCCTGCGTGCCTTTGTCGGAAGATTCCGTAGTCAGTGTATTGCCCAGGAATAGTTTTGATATTTCATTGTTGCACCGTTCACACAATCTTTCGTATAAGTCTGCCGTTCCGGTCTTGTTGCCGGATTCTTTCAACTGCAGTTCCGTATCTTTGGCATGAATGAACACCGCCAGACTTCCGGCGTTTGTCGCATCGTCAATGGCTCTTTGCCGTGCATCATCATCGTCCGTTTCGTAGATATATTCCTGTATGGGCATACCGAACACTTCGGAGAACTGTGCCCAATCCGCAGTGGTATTTCTTTTGTAAATGACCCACGGTGCAGCTTTGGCCAACAATCCCAGATTATCCGCATCCCCGACGAACAGCAAGTCCGCGTATTCATCCCACGGGGTTCCTGTAATGTCGGTCTGATGGCGCAGGATGATTTTTCGTACCGGGTCTGCATGTTTGCGTGGAATCAGGTCGTAATCTATCCACTGTTTGTTCTTATAGAACTGCATAAGGGAGAATCCCCACCATTGTGCGGATAGAATATCTTCGATACACCGGCGGAACCACGGCGAGCGAATCTGTTCGTTTATTTCCTCATCCGGCTTACCATTCCT